CTGCCTCAATACAAGTCCCTGCCTTAATCCAATCCCCTGCCTCAATACAAGTCCCTGCCTCAATACAAGTCCCTGCCTTAATCCAATCCCCTGCCTTAATCCAATCCCCTGCCTTAATCCAAGTCCCTGCCTTGACAAGAATGCTTTTTGCCTCTATGCAACCTTTTATTTCCACGGCGCCAAGATTTTCGGCAAAAATTAATTTCCCATCGAAAACTAAATTGCCTTCAATTTTCTTTTTCTTAATAATTTTACATTTCATTTTACATACCTCCCATCATTTCGTTTTCTGCTTTTATTCGCAATCATCGTTTTCTTTTTACGCAACTTGCGTATTTTTTCAACATACTGTTTTTCTTCTTCATCTGTATATTTTTTCTTCTTTATTCTCGTTCGCCTCAATTGCCTGTTTATTTGTTTACTCATTTTAAACCTCCCCGCATTACAACGCATTCAGGACATGCTGCAAGTTCTTTTACTGTTTCAACTCCTTTTGACTTTACATCAATCTCCTGATTGTTTTCAATCCTTTTTGTAGAGTAAATCTTTTCACGTGTCTCTGTAACAATCATCGTGCGCTTCACTCCCTTGCCAACCTGCCGCCCACAAAATCCACATTTGAACATAATAACACCTCCCTTATTATTTTTCTAGATCACGTTTTATGTTTTTCCGAAACAATTCATTTTCGTTAATATCTTGCAATATTAAATCTTCTATTATTCTATTATACAACTTTAAATCATTTTCGCTAAAACCAGAGCAATATTTACCAAGCAAACCTTCGTGTTTTTCAATATATCTAACCGCAACAGCTCCGTTTGGATACAACTTTTTAACAACACCTAACTTTCCAACATAACAAATGCAAGTTGCATGGTTGTTACACAATGATCCTTTTCGTCTGACTCTAACAATATCCTTTATTTTGAGCATAATTACTTCCCTTCCTTTTGAAATGCACCAATATTAGCAATAATCACTCCTACAGTTATAAGCATCATGTTTGCCCAAGATTTTGCAACAGGAATACTTGCCAATAACAAACAAAAAATACCAAAAAGAATAAGTTTCATTTACCCCCTCCTTTAATTCACTCTATAAATAAAATAACCGCTTTCCTCTACCTCTTCCCCATCATAACTTGCTAAAAAGTGCCCTGCCCCATCGGCGCTTTCCGCATCATCGATAAATTTCGCCAATCCTGACCCCCCGTAACCCCCTTTGCTGAATGATCAGCAATAAACCATGCATTAAAAGCCCATGCCGATTGTTTAATATTCTCTGCAAGTTCTTCGTCCTTTTCTTTCTCAGTCAACACTAAATATTCTTTTCCATCGCCGACTTCAAACCGATTTTCACCAGTTTCATCTATCTCATCAACATCATAAGCATCAAACCCTAAAACTTTCGCTAATGCCTCTTTTTTCGTAATTGCTTTATTCATTTTGCCCCCCCTCTCATAAAATTTCTAACACCGTCCATCCACCACACATACCACATACTTCCTTCGGTTTCTAACTTTTCTTTAATGCCAGCCCATCCTTCTTCCCATAATTTCATTAAAAACACACGTGCTTCAGAATTACCATCAAGAGCATCTCTGCAAATGTCACCTAAATCATAAGATGCCGCAGATTCGACTTCGGTTTCCAATACTAAAACATCGCTCATAATTACCTCCCGTTATTATAAACTTTCATCAACGAATATTTGATACTTTATACAATATATCCTTTATATTACATTCCTCAGAATAAGTCAATTGTCCATTACTTAAAGGTGATAATTCTTTATTTATAAATGCGTGGATTTCCCTTTGCCCATAATTCTCACAGATCTTCCGCGACCCATCAGTAATACTATTTTGTAACTTCTCAACAAGTCGTCTCGCCTTTCGTTCAATCTTCTCATAAACTTTCATTTCGCCTCCCATTAAATAATTTACTTACAACCAAATCAAAATCAGCATCCCTATATCTATTGCACCAGTCGCTAAATGCTTCAACATGATATTCGCCAACTTTAACCTTGCGAAATGCAAACATAATTAAATTATGAATATTTTTATAATTATTAGTAACAAAACTGTTATCAGTCCCAATTTTGTCTCTTCCGTTTTCTATTTTATGAATAAACGCTTTCATTTCACCTCCACAAACCCATTCTCATTTAATACCTGGATTGCTTTCATTGCCGCAAATTCGTTGCTCTTTCCCTCTAAATAAAACTCACAATGCTCATCAAGTTCATAAAGTAATTCAAATAATTGATTGAGTTTTTCTTTTGTCATTCTCTTCCCTCTTATTCCTTTTTCAGTTTTAATTTCCGAAGCAATTCCATTCATTTGTCCCATCCTATTTTGTTTTGCTTGTTTAAATTCTTTTACTCTACAAAATCTGCAAACATATTCTTCAGTATATTTTTTAATCTCTTGCTTATTAATAATAAAGTTAAATTCTCTTCCACATTTAGTGCATTTAATTTTCATTTTCTACCTCCATTTTTCTTATCAAATTCTATATAATTAAGAAAACCCTCTCCTTAAATGTATCAAAATCAACCTAGGCGGTGGAGTGTGATAGTCCTAAAATTTTAACTATCATCATTCCTAAAATGGTTTTAATGAGCATTTCTGCCACTCCACCCATCCGAAAAAACTTTTGTTTTTCTCCTTATATTTTTAACAATAGAATAAACATCCCTTCTATTCCCAGCATACATAGAAGAAGAATCACTCCACCACCACATCCAATTATTATTTAGTGGATTTATTCCAGCGGACAACCAAACCTTTCTTCTATTATGCATAAACCCAATATTATATTGTTGCCCTTCTTCGAGCATAATATGCCTTTTTGGTATTCTCATTTTAATTACATCCCTTTTCCCCCGCCCTTTTTTTACCATCATAGAAAACCACCAACCATCATAATAGAAAACCTTCCAGAAAAACAGAACATGGCAGAATAGGCGCTAATAATCCCCGCAAATTTTCTATCCGCTCCGGTTTTTGTTTTTTTTGTTTTTTTATCATTTTTTGTTTTTTTTGTTTTTTTTGTTTTTTTTGTTTTATACTTCTATTCCCATCAGTCGGGCTTTTATGACTCGCATTGATAACCATTTTTCAAAATCAACCGCCATCTTTACGCCTTGCGATTCCGCCAACTTAAACAAGTCAAGCAATATATTTATATTTATATGCATTTTTATTGAAGGTTTATTTTTCTCTGGCGCAATTACTTTTACTTGTTTATAATCCTTTACAAACCCTTTCCAACTTTTATATTTATTGCATAAATGCGGGCCTTTTTGTTTTTTACATTTCCCTAAAATATAGAAGACACAATTTTCACAATCAGCGCCTTTTTGAGCCATCTTCAATAAGTCGCACTGCTGGCGCATCTTATGCTGAGCTTTATTGAAAATATCAGTTTCCCGCATAATATCTTCAGGAATACCACCCTCCGCCGGAATACCACCGGCAATCTCTAATCTATTCCAAAGTCCCTTTTGTTTTCGTAATTTTATGCCGCCATATCCCGGTTTATATTTTCTTGATTTTTTGTTAAGGTCTTCAAGTTTTATGTTAGTTAGTAATATATTAGAAAAATTATTTATTGCAATTCTATCCTTTACAGGTTCGAATTTTATGTCAGTCAATAATAACTTATTATAGTCCATTTTAGTAATTGAAGATAAAAGGCCGGCAGGTTTTACCCCGCCGGCCTTTTAATTGCCTGCTGCTGTTTACTTTACTTTGCTGATAACGATTACGCCTTTGATCTCCTTCCCGTCCTTGTCAACGTGCGTGAAGTCGGGTTTTACAACGGCTCGCAAGTCCCGCGCCTTCATTTCCTGATTCAGTGCCCAGATGCCCTGTTTTACGTGCTTCCATCCCCAGCTGTCTGCTAACGGCTGGATCGCTAAAACCTGCGGTCCCTTTGAAAAGTCAAGCGTTGCGGCATAGTCAATGAAGCCGTGGTACTGTTCCCGGCTTGAAGACCGCCCGCTGATTTTTGACACGTCCAAATTTTTCAGTAATAAACTCGCATAATTCATTTTCTAAACCCTCCCGCCTTTACGGCGTCCCTTGTCAACGTGCCTGTTTTTGTTTCATAAGCACCTCCCTCTTTAATTATTTTACTAATCTATGTATGCGCCATAAATTATCTATATCCATGTCCGGGTATAGTTCCATCAATTTTATCATTGCAGCAGATGTCCACTCTTTCAGATATAGCGGTTTTTGTTTATTGAAGATAGCAATCCAGCGTTTATGACCTGCTATGGCGTCCTCTTTATTTTCGTATAACTGGACCACAACCCCGCCAGCGCCGCCGTCATAATCAGGGCAAAAAATACATGTTTCATATCCCTGGTCTTCAGTGTAACATGTATCTATATCAGCACCGTTTATTCTATTATTCTCATTTATCTATAATGCCCAACCGCATTTACAAAAATTCCGCCTACTGGAAGCGTCTTCAACCGATTGCATATCTCTATATTTGCATTTAACATTTCCAGGTCGGTCATTTGCGCTTCCAGCAACATAAGGTCCCTTGCTTGCTTTGAAACGTCAAGCCCGCTTTCGTAGTCCCGAATGTTTTTCAACGTCAAGCGGACATAACGTTCGCATACTGTTGCCAGCGTCTCTTGCCGGCGTCTCTTGCTTTTGCATTTTATCTTATTGTAGTTTATCATACTATATTATACTTTGATATAGACTGCTATTCAAGGGTTTGCTATGTTTATTTTTTTTTGTTTTATGCGATGCTTTTGTGTTATGTTTTTATGTTTTTGTGCTACTCTTATAAAATCAGCGTCGAGGATTACATTTTAACGTGCATTGAAATGCTGTTATCTTTTCTTTATACTTTGATATTTTATCAAACTATACGGCAATTTTCAATGGCGTGTTGTCTTTTTTTTATGCTTGAAAGCGCTTGTATTATAAGCATTTTCAAGCGTTTTACTTTTCTACGTGTTTTTAATCACACTCTCGACGCTGTTTTTGTTTTATGCTGTGTTTTATGTTACTTTTTGCTTTTTTTATGCTTTTTTGCTGTATGAAGAGGGTTTTTATTGTGTTAAAGTGTTTTGTTAAGGAATGTTCGAAAGTGCTTGTATTATAAGCATTTTCGATAGATGTTCAATGATTGAACAGTGCATATAATACGCATTATCTTGACTATCAGATAAGGTCTGCGTATATACCCGGGGGACTATCCCGGGGAATTTTTTTTTCATTCAGCGGGCAGTAGTATCGCCAATAGCAGTTATAACACTCTAAAAATACATAAATTCTAACTAATCTAACTAAATATATCTATAATAAACAAATGAATATCAAAGTATTCAAATCTTTGCAAAATAAGAAAATTCTGCAAAAGACAGCAATGCTTTATAAAAATAATAGCATTTCCTGCGATTCTTTACTATCATTTTAGCGATTTGTCGCCGCTTACGATAACTTATACATTTTTCGCAAAATCTCGCAAAAATGACGCTATTCTGAGCAAATAACGCAATTTATGTATGAATTATATATAAAAATGCGCTTATCTGTCGTCGCTTGCGAGCGCTGATTATTGCTAATATACTAAAATATTAATAGTAATCCAATATAATTTTGATAAATAAAACAAAAGGGTTGTTTAAGAAGAGCAAACAAATAAAGAGACGCAGAACGCAATGGAATAGAAATTATAATATAAAATACTTGAAAGTGCTTGTAAAAAAAAAGCAGATAAAACAATGATTTTTGTGTTTAGATAGTGATTAGAATCACATCTCATATAGTAAACTCGTATTTTGAACTTGCGAAAAATCTCTGAAAATCGTTGTATTACAAGCATTTTCAGAGATAGATGCACGAGAGATTTTGAAAATATGCAAATTTTATATATAAAAAGGGGGATTTTTGATGTGTTTTTTTTCGTTCTCTTTCTCTACATGGTCTCTTTCTCTAACTTAACAAAGAAGAACAAATAACCCATAATATATATCATTTGATATATAATATTCATCATTGTTTTCTATTTAACATAAGTAAACAAATAACCTAATATATAATATCATGATATAGGTTATATGTTATCTAAGTAAGAAAAAGAAATATATAAAGAAAAAGAAAATCTCGTCAAAATGAAGATAAGTTAGAATAGTTAGAATAATTAGATGTTCGTTTCTATGATAAGTTAGAATAATTAGATTATTTAATTATAAAAAATAGCAATGTGCAATTTTTGCACAAAGCATTTTATAAAAATTGTTTGTTCAGCAATGTCGCTTTTGTTCATTAGATTTTGCGACAAATTGAAAGTTATTTTACTGAAAATATACCCGAACGGGTATAATAAAGCTAAATTGCACCTAAATTTGTATCTTAAAGGGGTTATAAAAATGAAAATTGGTCAAAAAAGACCCGAACGGGTATAATTTAAAGGATTTTTAATAGATGTTCAATGATTGAACAATAAATTAAGAATTTGTAAGTATTTCTTACAAGCTTTTCATTTATGGGAAAGATCGTAAAAAATAATACAAGTTTGACAATAAATTGACAATTTACATTTGAACCTGTATCGATTAGTTACAGGTTGCTGTCATCCAAATCATTATAAAATGAGATGTGGCTGAATAACTCTTCTTGTGGAGTAAAGCACACCCGAATAGGGGATGGGCAAATGTCTGATACTATTCGGCTCTGGTTGAATTTCGGTACTATCGAATTAGATGTAGCAGGCGGAATTCTTGGGAGTATGCAATAATCTCCCCATCTCGTCTATGGAATAAGAATGCGCGGGGTGTAGGATAGTTGGTTTAGCCCGCTTGCTTTGGGAGCAAGATATCGCAAGTTCGAATCTTGCCACCCCGAAATAAAGGAAAGGAAATAATGAACAAACAGAATTCAGAAGATAAACTTTTCAATATAGAAAAACCATCTGAAAAAAAGAAGATAAATCCTTCAGACGATATATTTGAGAAAAAACGATATACATGCAAGCGTTGCGGTAAAGATAAAGTAAAAAAGAGAATTGGTTCAAGATATGTTCCAAAATATTGCGATGATTGTTTGCCAATAGTCAAAAAACTTGTAATGGCTAAAGCAGTAAGAAGTAAACACGATAAAAATTGGGATGAATTAGGCGTTAATGAGAAATTGCCAGATGGTTCAACGATAAAATTAAAAGATAAACATGAAAAAGAATTTTTTGTTCATATGAGAGATATGTATTTGAAAGATTTTAAATGGCAGAAATCTTCAGATATTTCACTTCTTAGCAACTTACTTACTCTTGAAATTCAAATGAAACGTGTAGAAAAAATATTATTTCAGAAGACTACAGAAGCATCTATTAGAAACATGTCAGCATTAGCTAGAGAATATCTAAATCAAATCGTGAAGAAAAGGGCAAAGGTTCAGTCATAGATAAATTTGCTGATATTATGGGCAGATTTTTAGAATATAAGAGAAATAATATACATAAATTTGAAGTAATGTGTCCGAAATGTAAACATGTGTTCGCTATTAATCAGGAAAAGAAACTATTTAGTGATTTTCCGAGTAACTGTCAAGGAAAACTTGACGGTTCGCATGCTACTAAAATGAAATTATATTGTCCAAAATGTAAGGGGAAGAAATGAAAAATTTATTTTTATTTGTAGGGTTGGTTTTCTTTATGGGGTGTGCGACAATAACTTACAATCTACAACCGAACGGGCAAAAAAAGGAGCAGAAGAATTATTCTAAATCTAAATTTGGAACAACCCCGTGGCTGGAAAATATGGAAACAACATATTTCAAAAATGGGAGTATATCATATAAAAGTAAATGTTTAGGTTCTGGTTTAAAAATTCTTAATAGAATTGTTGAAATAGAAAAAGATTGGAAAGAAGAAACGGGGGATAAATGAACAAAAAAACCGAATACGAACTTGGAAGAATAGAATTTGGCGGGAAACATTATCTTTCAGATGAAGTATATTTAACTGAAATCAACGCTACGATAAACAGAATCAACAAAAAACTTGATGAAAATGATAAAATGCTTGTAGAAATCTTAAAACTCTTAAAGGCAAAATCATCAGATAGAATAACTGTAAATCTAAAAAAAAGAAAACAAAAATTCATTTTAAGAACAATTTATCTTAAATGCCAGTTCAAGCGACAGGAATTAGTTTAAAAGAAAGAAATTTCATTGAAACTTACCTTCAGCCTGTTGCAGTATTCGAAAACTTACATGGATTAAACGTTAGAGAATTTCAGAGAAATATACTTCTTGACCCTAGCAGATTTATTGCAGTTGATTGCGCGCGGGCAGTAGGAAAAACAACAGTATTAGTTTCTGATATTATTAAAACTATTCTAACTAATCCAAATAAAGAAGGATTACTAACAACGCCATCGAATGCACATATAGCACCTACTTGGGATAAAATTATTGTATTGCTATATAATAAATTAAATCTCGAAGATAGTATTATTAGAAAAGTTAGATCGCCTGATTATTTATTGTCTTTTAAAAATGGATTTATATTGCATGGAAGAATTGCAGGCGCTAGTGCAGGTAAATCGTTGTTGAGCCTTCACGTCGATTTCGTATGGATTGATGAAGGCCAACTTTACTTCCCAGAAGAAACATTACAATTACAAGGATGTCTTAATTCAGATTATAGATTGAAGATATTTGGAGTTCCAAATGGCATAAGAAAATCATATTTATATAAATGTTCAACTGATCCTGAATTTAGCCATTATAATGTTGATAAATTTGCGATAGAAACATATACTCAAACTGACGACGATAGACAAGCAATGATATTAGGCGGTAGAACATCGCAAGGATACCAAAACCAAATTCTTGGGGTGTGGGGCCTTCCGCAAGCAACTACATTTCCTGAAAAATGGTGGGGAAATTGTTTAGAATTAAATGGGAATTATAAAATATTCAATTTTAATGAAAAGGAACTTAATATAGATTTTGATTCTTTGATATTGCCACAGTTTGATATAGAACCAGAGAGTATTAAAATAACAGCAGATATAGGATTTAGTCCAGACCCGACAGTAATTGGATTGCATTATCTATATGACAATTGTTGGCATTTATTATGTAAATTTGTATTAAGGTCGATAGATCCTGATATACAAGCGAAGTTTATGGATTGGCTAGCAATGAACTATAATGTAAAATTAATCGCTTTAGATGTAGGTAACATTGGCAAAGCTGTGTATTTAGAATTAATAAAAACGCCAAGAAAATATGAAGTTATTGGTGTTAATTTCGGTGGAAATGTTGTTATAGGCTTGGATAAAGACGATAAAGAAATAAAAGAGAGAATAAAATATTATTCTACAGTTAAGTTGAACGAATGGTTTAAAGGCAGAAAAATCGCTATTCCTACAAATGATGAAGTTATGCAGGATGAATTGAGAAATAGCACTCAAAATGTGACAGGGCATGGAAATCAAGTATATTCAGGAGTTGACCATAATCTCGACATGTTGAGAATTTTACCAATAACAGAACTTTTAGAAGCGCAAATGGCAAATGATGGCGGTCCAGGCGTTGCATTTTCAGATTTTTGAACATTATGAGGCTTAAGGTGTCATCCATATCTTTATATAATAGAAAAACGATATGTTAGATTTTCTCAAAAAGTCATATTATGAGCCGGGCATAACCGGGATTGGCGTAATAAGCGCCGGTACGACAGCATTAGAAAATTCAGATTATGAAAAATTTTATTTTGCAGAAGAAAATATTTCTACAGCGATTGACATATTATGGAAAACCATACTATCTTCAAATTATACATTGGAAAATGTAGATGAAGATGATAAAAATACAAGAAAATTAAAAATTGGCAAAAGGATTTTATTCACGATAAACAAAGAAGATACTTTTCTTGATCTACTTGTTGATATTGTAATTGATATGTACACTTTCGGATATGCATTATTAGAAAAAAAACAAGTTAATGAAGGATTGTTTGACATTTTTAAGGGGCTGGTAGATGATGAAAAGGTGCCAATTTCAGATATTCCGAATCCAGTTAGTTATTATCATTTGCCTGCAAGATATACTACACCAAATATAGAAAATGGTAAATTTATTGGATGGAAAAGAGTAATTGGCAATAATACTGCATATTTTAAGCATGATAAAGTTGTTTTATTCAAATTGCCGAGCCTTTTTTCAACAACAAAGACACCAAAACCGCCTTCTGAATGTGTAAAAAATTCAGCAGCAGCATCAATGAAACTTACAGAATATAATGGCGATTTCTTTGATAATAATGCAACACCTCGCTTACATATAGATATTGGAAAAGCAACAGATGAACAACTTGGAAAAGCAGCTAAAAAGTTTGAGGAAAAGTTGAAAGGACAGCCCCATAGAAATATTGTAACAAAAGGTGGTGTAAAAATAACACCTACAGTTGTTACAAATAAAGATATGGAATTTTCTGAACTTGATGATAAACTACAACAGAAGATATTAGCAAAATATGGAATTATGCCTGGTCTAGTTGGGAAAAATATAGATGATTTACAAACTCAATTTTTTATATTTAAGACTTTAACAGTTAATGCATTGCACCGTTTACTCGCGAATAGAATAAATAGGAAAATTATGCTTGGGCCATTAGAGTATTTAAATCTTAAGTTCAAATTTAGGCCAATGGATACGTTGGATAAAGCAGAGATTGCAAAAATACATGAAACATATCTTAAGAGTCAAGTCGTTTCGCCTAACGAAGTAAGATTTGAAATTGGAAAACCTAATGCAAAATGGGGAGATAATCCAATTATACCTTGGTCTAATGCTAATCAGGCTGTATTAAATCCATCTGGCGAAACAGGGCAAACTCAAGATGGACAGAATACAACCAAGCAACCTAAAAAACAAAAAAATGATAGAACTAAATAAACAGCAATGTCTTTTATTGTTAGAAAAGAAAGAATTAACAATAATGTCTTCTAATAATTATAGCAATTTACTTGGGATTGAATGCAAAATTTCATTTAATAAAAGATCGCCATTTGCTAAAGTTTTAGTTAAGAAAAAAAAAGATTTGAATGAAAGCCTTAAAGTCTATGATATAAAATTAATAGAACAAATAGGAGAGTTGGTAATATGAAATTATCAGAATTAACATTGAGAAAATTGCAAGATTTTGAACCTAGAGAAGTGATTGGATGGCATAATCGCATTCATGCAATTTATTCAGTGACGAAAGATAAGAACAAAATTAAAAATATTATAGCAAAACATGTTCTGATTGTGAAAGCGATGAAAGAGAAAGGTATAAATCATAACAGCCCTATAGCACTGCCAATTAATGAAGAGATCGTTTCTGTTTTAAAGGAAATGCCCGCTGAGATTGTTTTTGTTCCTGATTATTTCTGTTTATCAGGTTCAGCAGTAAAGAAAATAGATCCAAATAATATTGATTGGGTGTATAAATCGGACAAAAAGAGCAAAAGCCTTGAAATTTTAATGAATAAAAATATTTTAGGCACAGAATTAACAAGTAATTTTATTTCTAATTCGCAAGGTAGCCATGATGATTATATTCCGGTTTATGACTTGGTATTAAAGAAAAAAAATCAATTAGTTATTAATAAAATTGCAAAAGAAGAAAAAACTACAGTTAAAGAAGAACATAAAAAAGAATTGTCTAAATCTGAAATATCAAAAATAATATCAGAGCATGCGAAACTTCATAAATTGTCAGAGCAAGCGACTGATAAAGAAGAAATAAAAAAATTGATTATGAAACACGCTGTTATCGTCGAGAAACTACAGAAATCTGATATAGCGCATTCATCGAAATTGATATATAAAATTAAAACTGAAAACATCGAAGCGCCGAAATCTTCTATTGTGTGGTTGTATGACGAAGAATCTGTCGTTAATGATATTTGGAATACTTGGGGCAAGAAAAAACTTGCTGATACAAATTCTTTAAATATAGAATTGAGAAATAGCGGAGAGAGATGTATTTGCAAAAAATATAATGGCGATATTGAATTATATTTTAAAGACCCGAAAACGAACAATGATAGTGTTTTTACTGAACTTAAAAAAGAATTAGAGAAAATAGACTGTGATTTTATATTAGATTGTGATTTATCTCACACTAAAGATATATGTTCTGTCTTTGATGCTGAATATATCGATGAAAATATTGCAGAATTAAAATATTCAGAAAGGAAACAAAAAATAGTAGATTTATTCAGTAAGTATGATCTTTCAGCATTGAAAATAGGGAAATCTGAAAATGTAACATCAAAAGAAGAATTTGAGAATGTAATTGAAAATTTTAGAAAAGAACAAGGGAATAATTATATTGTTGCAAAATCTGATTCAGCATATCCTAATAGCAACTTAACGAATGAATGGACGAAAATTAAGAAAAGCGCGAATATTATATGTAAAGTTATTAAAAAATCTAAAGATAAAGATAATAAATATGATTATTCTCTTGGAGTAAATACAGACGATGGAATAAAAGAAGTTTGTCAAATATCTAATTCTAACATCGATGTTGATGTAAATGATAATGTGTCATTGTTCACAGATTGTATTGATATAAAATATAATGCTAAAGAGAAAAACATAGATATAAATATTTTGTCACCTTTTGTTGAAAAAAAAGTTTTTAAGAATACAATGTCAGAAAAAGATATTGTTCGTGTTGGCATAAAAAATTATGTCTTAAAAGACGAGACAAATATACATAACGATGGGGTATGGAATGTGATAATGCCCCTGATTATGAAGTAATTTGGGCAGAAGGAATTGGCCATGCGTGGTTCTGTAAAAAGCATTTAAAGATTTGGGCAACTGAAGGTGATGGCAAAGGTGAAATTTGTTCAATTAAAGAAATTAAAGATGGACAGGCAAGTAAAAAGTATAGCGATAATCCAAATCCGAATTTAATTAATAAATTAAAAGAGATATTGTCAAAACAGTTAACAACAGAAACCGCACCTGATATTATACCAGAAAAAATGCCACAGACACATCCGCATGGAAAACATATTTGTTATTGTCCTAAATGTGGTTATGAAACAGAAGTTGGCGCCGATGAAAAATGTAATGAAAAAGTTTGCCCAAAGTGCGGCACAAGGATGAGAGCAAAATCTATAGGGGAAAGGCAAAAGAAAGACGAATTGTCGAAAGGATTTAGCGATTGGAATGATTTTTTGAGCAAAACTATTGAGTGTCGTGCCGATGGTGAGCCATTAAAAGAGGTAATTCAAAAACCATATAGAGGAGAGCATTCCGGGAGAATTTTTAATCCTGATAAATATGATTCTTTTCGCAGGAAAAATGACGCAGGTGGGTTAGGCGTAGATTTTATTTACGGAATTATTTACGGGCCGCCGCGCAGAATCGAAATTCAGTCAATAAGATTTGATAAAACCAAATTTACCGTAGCAGAAGCAAAGAAATGGTTAAAAGATCATAAATATACTCCAATATCATTTGAACCTGCTGTTGAAAAGAAACTTTCTGAAAAACAAGAATCGCATAGTTTCATACCAATAAAAAAGATTGATAAAATGAAGCATATAGTATATGGTGTTGTTTTACAACCAGAAATAGAAGATGCGCAAGGACATATAATTTCTGAAGAAGAAATAGAAATGGCATGCCATAGATACATGGAGAAAGGCGCAAAAATTAATATCAATCATGAAGGAAAAGATTTTACTGATGAAATACCTGTTGTAGAAAATGCAATTTTAAGACAAGATGAAGATTGGGATGGCGAATTAGTAAAGAAGGGTAGTTGGATAATGGCAGTAAAGGTTAATAATCCGTTAGTTTGGAAATCTGTGCTTAATGATGACTTAAATGGGTTTTCTATTGAAGGAATAGCTAGAGTTGAAGATTATTAATGGTTTTTGATGTCATCCATTTCGTTATATAATGAATAGTATCGTAAAATAAAGAATGGAAAAAAAGAAATCTAGATTATTTGATATAAAAGTTGATTTAGTTAGTTTGGTCGATGGCCCTGCTATACGTAGATATTTTTTATTGAAGAAAAGTGACAAAAATATTCCAGGAGGAAAAATGGATATTGGTGAATTAGTTAAACGCGGGTTGATTTCTAAAGAAGATGCAGAACTTTTGGGATCTGATATCGAGAATTCTGAAAATATTAGTAAATCTGAAGACAATGAATGGATAGATGTTTCTGAGTCAGAAGATAATGAGCCTGCATGGGGAACGGTTGATAGAACTGCGAGCGGAATACGACAAAAAAAATATAAATCTGCTTGGTTTTATAGGCCAGATGAAGATAAACCATCGACATGGAAGTTGCCTTATAAGTATATTGCTTCTGATGGCAAATTGAAAGTTCATAAAGGTGCTTTGCGAGCGGTTGCTGCTGCTGTTGCAGGTGCGAGAACTGGGAAACCTATGTCATTACCGTCTGCTGTAAAAGCAGCGATAGAAAGAGAATTGAAGGCAGCAAAGATTGGCGAATATGCTGTAAAGAAAATTGAGGAGGAGAGAAAAGTGAAAGAAGATAAAAAGAAAGAAAGCGAAACTCTTAAAAAAGAAGAAGAAAAGAAAGACGAAGAGAAGAAAGGCGAAGAGAAGAAAGACGAAGAGAAGAAAGACGAGACGAAAAAAGAAGAAGAGAAAAAGGATGTAGATACAAAGGACGAAGAGACTAAAGACGAAGAGAAAAAAACTGACGAGAAGAAAGACGAAGAGAAGAAAGACGAAAAGAAGAAAGACGAAGATACTAAGGACGAGGAAAAGAAAGACGAAGAGAAGTCAACTGATGTTGAAGAAGTTAAAAAGAGCATAAAAGGACTGAAAGATGAGATTTCAAGTCTTAAAAAGTTGCTTAAGAAAGCATCAGAATCTCAACTCGAATCAGAACAATTAAAAAAAGAAGAAGAAAAGAGTGATACAGATCAGATGAGAGGTTGTTTAACTGAGATGTACTCAGAGAAAAAATAGGAGGAAATGAAATGATAGATGTTAAAAAGGCGCTTGATACGTCTTCTGGTTCGGCGATTATACCATCAAAGTTGGATAAATTGCTGATAGATGTTATTAGTAAAGATAACCCTATGAGAAAGTGGTTACCCCCAATGCCTTGGAGTACACTTGTATATCCTTGGAATGTCAGAACAGCACTAAACACTGCTACGACTTATAATGAAGCAGCTGGTTTTAGTGAGACCAATGCGACGATTGGGCAGAGAAGTGTGCAGATTAAGATGCTTAAGTCTGAAGGGGCTGTTTCTAATCTGTTACAGGCAGTTTCTACAGATTATATCAATGCTCTTCAGGAAGAGATTGATTCAGCAATGAATTCTCTTGCGATGGAAGAGGCAAGACTTGATGTTCTTGGGAACAAATCTGTTGGAGTAGTGAATGACACAGCAGGTGGCGCAGTAACAGAGTATGACGGTTTATCAGTGCAGTGCACGAATACTGTTGATGCAAGTGGTTCTGCTCTTTCTCTTGATCTTCTTGATAGTTCTATTGAGGAAATTAAAAGAGCTGGTGGAATTCCAAATCTGATTGTTATTTCAGCGAGAGATTATACATATCTTAAGAAACTTTGTAAGAATACATATCGGTTGTATTGGGCTGACCTTGGCAAAGATTTAAGTGTTCCAAAATATGAGAACATTCCAGTTGTCATAAATCCTTGGGTTCCTGAAAATCTGAGCGATGGTGCAGCGACGCCTTCATTGACGCGCAGCATTATGTTTGTTCTTGATACTAGATATATCAAGAGACCTACTGTGCAGAATGTGAAGTACAATAAAGTTGAAGCAGCGACAGATTCTACAGCATTTAGGATCAATGAGTATCTCTCATTAGCAGTAAAAGCTACTGAAAGACAGCGGAAAATCATAAATATAGCAAAGCCTTCGTAAAGAAGATTTGTTTAGTTTGTGATGGAGAGTTTATTGGGCGATTGGCTGTAACTGCCAGTCGCCCAATTTTTTTAAGAATGCATGATAACAATAGATAGAATAAGATCTGAAACTGGAATTAAAGGCACAGCAGATCTTACAGATCAAAATATACAAGATTACATCGATGATGAATGGTATGCGATACAAAAAGAATTAAATATTGAATTTGCCGCGACTCCTACAATTACATCTTTTGAAAAAACTGAAACCTTTGATGGTGATGGCTATACTTTAGTATTTTTAAATAAAGAAAATATACTTGCAATATCAGCCGCTAAATTAATTGCTACTGATGGAACTGAAACATCAATAGTAGATGATATTAAATTGTATGAATCAGGAATGGTGTATTATTCAAAAGGATTTCCTGTGGGTGTGCGCAATGTTATGGTTACTTATACTTATTATTCAGATAAAAATGCATTAGCAGAGCAAATAGTTAAAGATAGAGTTTGCGTAGATTGTATGCTTGCTTATGGTAATGCGATGGCAGAAGGCGCGACTAGCGAAAAATTTGGTGATCATACTGTTCAATTTAGAGAAGGGCCTTATGCAATGGCAATAAAATCATTTAAAGAAAGAATAGAAAAAAATTTGAACCAGTTTGGGGTAGATGTTAATATAAAAGTTGTTTAAAGGGGAATAAAGAAATGAAAAAAATTTTTTCAATAATTGTGTTGATAACCGCATTAGGTCTTGATAGTTACTGTTTCGCAGAAAATGCGAAGATGGATTCTAATGCGTTTCCTACGCTTATTTTGGTTGATGACAACGGCATAATACGCAGGGCAAAATGTGATGAAAACGGCAGAATACTTTCGAGCGGCAGTCTTTCTATTGCAAATCTACCTACAGATTATTTTAAGCAAGGAGATCTTATTGGGAATACGACTTTCACAGTTAAGAGTTCTTCTAACGATGCTAAAGTCGGAGCAGAAATATTAAATTGGCTTAATGATTTTCCAGATTCAGCGTTAAAGGATGCAATGGGTTCTTCAGATACAAATAAAAATCAATCTTTTCAGGGCGGGCGTTGGACTATCGATAATTCTTCTGGCACTCCTGCGAAAGTAGGGCTTTATATTTGGAATGGCACTAAATGGGTTGAGGCATTATCAGAGGGAACTACAAACCATAATCAAAGAATAACTTTATATTATGGCGATAAGCAAGTGCAAGTTGGGCAAATGGCGAGCGATGGGGTTTCTCCCTCTTTGTATGCATTGTTTACAAAAGGGCATTTATATGCATTTAATGGAACAACTTGGGATAGATTGAGAAGTGATGAATTGATGAATTTAGGCGTTTATACTTCTACAAATTCGCATACACAAGTGGATAATTTCCCTACAAATTATAATACTGACGGTTCTTCGGTAACGACGAAAGACAACAGGTTTGAAGGAAAGACATCTTCAATGACAGCAGGAAAAATATTTACTTCTACGAATTTAACCCCAGGGGATGATGTATGGGGTTGGTATTTTTATTCTATTGGTGGCGAGGCATCTTATACTTGCGACCAGATGGCAGGGACTTGTTATATTCCTGATGGGCAGGACGATACAGAGCCCGGACTTGACCAACCATTGAGCAATCCGACTTTTGCAATTACTATGATGACAGGGGATACTTTTTATTATAGAATTAAGAGATTGAAAGAATAGAGGGAAGTATGTATAAAAAAATATATTTGTTTGTGATGTTTTTAACAGGTTTTCTTTTTGCATATACAGGTGGCGGTGATATGATGAAAAGCGTTTATGATACAAACGGTAATAGAATAGTTGACAATACTGACGCTGGTGGTGGATTAACGAAAGAATATATTAGATTTTTTAAAACGGGGCAACTTGAACTTGGCAGTAATAATACGTGGGGGGACGAATTTAGAATAGTAGGGGACACATTATCTCTGAAAAATATATACGCAAAAGTTGGTTCGACTTGCGCGTCGAATGTTGTTATAGATTTTTATAAAAGCACATCGGTAATTTGCGATCTGACAATTTCTGCAGGGAATTTTTCGGCACAGATAAGCACAGACGTAGAATTTAGTTACAATGATATTGCAGGTATAAAACTTACAGAAGTTGCGACTACTGTAAATCAGATGGATTGGAATGAGGGATTTGAGGAAGGGTTTCCTACTGAAGAAGATGTTTATGTTTCTTCTTGGATGGTGCCAGAAGCAGCAACTGTTGCAAGTATTGTAAGAACAGAAGCGCAATCAAATTCTGGTTCTTGGTCTTGTCGTTTTGATAATGTAACACAATCTTATGATGCGAGAGAAATAATATATACTACAGTAACTATTTCTGCAAGCACAGATTATACAATTTCAGCATATCTTAGAACAGATATTGTCTCAGATGTTCTAGTAAGAATATGGGTTGAACTTTTTACAGCTGGCGATGCTTCTGTCGGGAATGTAGGGTATAATCCAACAGGAACAGCATTAGCAGTAGATAATACTTGGGAACAAATTAGTTTTTCTACGACTACAGCTTCAAACGTAGCGAAAGCTGTACTTCATATAGACGCGAAAGAGAGCGGAACAGCTGGGGCAGATGTTTGGGTAGATGATTGCAATGTAGGGGAATCTATGACTGTCGCTAGCGATATGACAGTAACATTGGAGTTTACAGAATGAAGCAACAAATATGGGAATATGCTAGAACAGAATTAATTAATGTATATGATGGCGATACTATTACTGTTTCGATTGATTTGGGGTTTTATCTTCATAAGAAAAACGTTAAAATACGTCTTTATGGTATAAATACACCAGAAATAAGGACAAAAGATAAACATGAAAAAACAAAAGGTATTGCAGTTAGAGATTGGTTGAGAGAGCGTTTATCGAAAGGTAAATTTAGTATTAAAATTGTTGGAAAAGGCAAATATGGCAGGTGGTTAGGTATATTATATATTAATGGCAAAAACATAGTTGCAGAAATGATAAAAAAAGGACTTGGCGAAGAATATTATGGTGGTTCTCGCAAAAAATCATGAGCATTTTAAAAAATAGAATAGAGCATATAAAGACAAGGGAACAAAAAGTCCGTGAATCTTTAGGGCAATTAGTAACAATTACAAAAACTGTTAAAACAGAAGGCCCAAATTATGAT